GGGCTTCACCATATTCATTCATTACATATTCCATTGTGTTGAGCACATTCTCAACGCTCGTGGCTTGATAATAAAGAAGTTGGTCTTTTGAACAACCTGCCTTCTCTAAAAACTCAGGGTCTATAGCAGACTCTGCGTCAAAGTAAACAACGAACATTCCTTTCTTTTGAGCATTCGCTGCGATCTGTGCTGCCATGAATGATTTACCAGAACCGGACAAGCCGGCCAGTTCAGTAATCTTTCCAACAGGGATTCCTGCTTCTTGGCCCGGATTTACAATTAAATCTAGCCATTTAGATCCAGTCGGAATCCAATCCTTTACGGACACCGGATCTGATTGGGAAAGGTCATGAGCGACATTCATTCCCATCTTCTTGTTGATCTTTTTTGCAAGATCAGAAACGTTAATCTTTCCTGATTTCATTTTTAGTAGTTCTCCCACATGGTCTCCTTGTAAAAAAATGCCCCTATTTTAAGTGCGGGGCCAACACCTTCCAATCACATTACGCATTCTGATTAAGGAAGCTTTTAAGCGCATCATCAACAGACGCCTTCTTATTGTAGCGCTCAGATTCTTGAGAGAGACTCTCGGAGGTAACATCGGAGGACAAATAATCATCCAGCAGCACTTGGACATCGGAAGTTGTGTGACGCTGGAATAGAGTCTCAATCTCCGGAATCGAGCTAATAAGTTCATCACAATCAGCTACATCATCATCACATAGAACAGAAGGCTTGCGACGAGGCTTTAGGGATGTTTTTGGAAATGATCCGGGAGTTCCGGGAACATGATAGTTTAAAACAATATCAGTTCCACTCTCCTTGTGAGTGATGTCACCATAGTCTGGATCAAGGACGTATGATAATAGGGTTTCGTAGGCGGTCTTGCCATAGGCCCACACTCTAACGCCTTTAGATTCCTCACCACGAACAATAATGGGTGAGTAATAGCGCTTACGAGCAAAGAGTTTCTTTGCTTCTCTTTTAGCTGTGTCATCGTTATTTTCTACACCTTCACGCCACAGCTTAGACGCAAAGTCACATATTGGGCAGTCCTCTCCGTGATTACGCTTTGGACAAAGGATGCCGGGGTTTTTGCCAACATTATAATGAAAGTGAAATTCCTTAAAAGGGTCACCATCTGATGCTGGTAATATTCGAACAGTTTGGTCGCCTTCAGAAGGGCGCCATTTCGTGTTATCTTCAACCTTACCATTGTTCTTAGAAAGGCCGAGCTTTTTTCGCATTAAGTCTAAATTTATAGCCATGTTGTTTCTCCTTGTTTTAGCTAAGTTTTTTGTCTTTAAGGACTAAAGTCAGGGGGATTAGATCCCCCCGCTATTTTAACCAATTATCGGTTAGCTGTCAAACGAAAAGTTGACTTTTTGTTCAGAAATTGAACCAATTTGTGTCGAATGATTAAATCGACGGAATGATCGAAGTTGAGTGTCATAAACAACTTCAGTTTTGCCATCTCGGGAAATCTGCTTCTTGCGTTGATTGGCAGAGAAATGAGATTGCGGTAAATCACTAGTCTTAATAAAACTCATAGTTCGAGTAGATCCATCAGCTTTTGTAAAAGTTCCAGTGTATTGTGTGTAAGTAGACATAAATCCTCCATAATGTTAATGTCATTGCGAGAGATTACTTCCTTGGATAGTTAAGGAGATTGTGGTCTTAGATTGTGATGATGACCATCAATGTCTCAACTCGTAACAAGTTTTCTTCCTTCTCTTATATTATAACCTATTGGCTATTTGTTGTCAAGAAAAAAGTTTAAGTTTTTTTTCTCAGTGGTTTGTGATTTTTTTAAAAGCTTTTCTTGCTTACTTTTTTAATATAACCTTTTTGCTTGTGGTTGTCAAGAAGTTTTTTTCACTTTTTTTCAATGTCTTGAATAAAGTGTGTAAGCTTCATTGAATAAAAGAAAGATTGATCATGATCAGATGAATAGATTGCAAATGATGAGATAATATTATTTTCTTCGTCTGCTAGAACTCTATTCTTGATTATTTTCAACAAGTCTTTGCTTTCCTCCAACTCTTGCTTGCTTATAATATAAATATAGCTTGATTCTGTCACGTTGTCAAGTAAATAAAGCATTTTTTCTTCATTTTTTTTGAAATCACCCACCGAAAGGGCACAAATTCTTGAAATCGGTTTTGACTCATGGGCGGTTCCCATGATTGGTTCGACGCTTTGAAACCACACCATTGTCTCAATAGCGTTTGCTATTTGTCTATTTATCATGTTGTATAATTTTGTAACTGGCTGTTCACCGATAACATTGATTATTTCCTTATTTGAGAACGCATAGAGCCTGTGAAGTAAACCTGACCGTGTGTATTCTTGCAAAACATTAAAACAAACCTTATGGCGTTTTAGTTGAATCGGATTGCACATTGTCATATCAGGACAAACATAAACAATATTTACTTTTTTCTCCTTTATTGACTCAAGAATTCTCAAAGAACAACCGGCTACCTTACCAGAGCCACTCATAAAGACCCAGCACTCTTCCTCTGTGAAACTCAATTGCTTCTTAAAGGTAGGACAAAATTTTTCATAATCTTCAACCTTTTTACACTTCTTTGGAAAATCTTTTGCTGTGATTGTTATTTTTTTATGCTGGTCGCTGAACTCGTTTATTATGTTGCTACCGGCATTACCAATTCCTATTAAGACCATGAGACCTCCAATAAATCACGAAGATTAGTTCCAGCATGAACTGATGATCTAAACCATCCTAATTGCGTATCTTCAAAAATTTCCTGAATTTGCGGCAACAAATGACGGTCACGCAGATCAAGGTCAATTGTCATTGAGTCGTGAACTACTGAATGAACAAAAGAGTTTGTGTTTCTCATAAATTTGTTTATTTTACATGCCTGTTGCATGCAATTATCAGAAGATGTGCTCTGTAATAAATAATTTAGAGCGTGAAAGTCATCGGTTTCAATTTTTCTACCAAGAGGTGTGGAAACTACACCATCATGATAATATTTTTTTAACACTTTATCTCGATCATAAAATCGCTCTGTTAAATAATCCTCCGAGTTTGGATTATAGAGCCAAGCAAAAAACCTTTTCTTTGCCTTGTCTCGGGTTGTTATGTCTCTATAGATCTTTTTTACGTGAAATTCATGGATGTCTTCCTTGGGATGATCACCAGTTGATAATGCTAATAGAGTTCTGATTTCAGCACCATTAAGATCGAACTGAATGAAGACATCATTTTTCGGGATGACGCAGTTGGCCAGTTCTTTTTTCAAATTCATAATTGGGAACGAGCCCTGCTTAGTTGTCAGTCGACCAGTGACAGAGCCCCAAACATCGTAAGAAATTGGCTTATTTTCGCCGTTTAGGAAGTTAAGCAATGCTCTTGCCTTCATGTCTGTTTTGGATGCTTTTTTGAGCACTTTATGGTCGACCAAGATCGGATTCTTTTGAATGTCTGATGCCATTTCGTAGAGGTCAACAATAAATTGGTGATTGTCTGGTTTTTCGTAATTGTCAAAGACCCATTGGCAAATTTGATTCTTAATTTCACAATAATGTTTAAGGTGCTGCTCCGGGACCAGATCAAACATGCACTGATTATCAACATTAATCTTCGCATTTACTGCGGAGTTTATGAATGCTTTTATTCGTCCCTCTCTTTTCTGAAAGCGTAGCTTAAGATCTTCCGGACAGATTTCATTGAAATTTCTGCCGCCTGTGTAAATGTGTGCAAAATCAATAGCAAGGCCACTGAGATGAGGATTCCACCCCCAAGTCCTTGTAACGTTATGTGGGACACGATCATAAATAAATTCTCCTTTACTATAAATTCCAAAACATTCTTCCTTATTATCCAAGATTTGAAATATCATTTTACCTCCAAATATTTCTTATACCAGTTAAGGCTTCCGTCCTTATTGGCAGTGTTTTTCACAAATTGTAAGTTAATATAACTCATCAACTCACTGCTGTCAAGCTTTGTTGAGAGAAAATCAACATTTTCAATTAATTCAATAAGATCTGCTTGTTTTAGATAATTGTTTTCTTCTATATTTCTTATATTAATATAATATATT